GCAAATGAATACACATTAGTTAATGTTGTCAATCTATTTTCAACCCTCCATTTGAAACGGTTACTGCTCTAGTTGCCGTAACAACTGCCCCAAATTTAATCTCACTAGAAACGGCAGCCGCTACTGAGGCAGGGTCAGTTAAGTTTGTAGTGTTGATTGTAATTTTAGTACCAGCCTCATTTGCTTTGAGCAGTGCAAGAGCATTGCCGCCACCTACTACTGCTCCTGGAATAACAGGCGCAACTACTGGGGCATTGGCCAAAGCATTTGCCGCTGCTTGAGCCGCACCTAACGCTGCAATTTGTGAAGCAACTTCAGCAAGTTTGGTTTTTAGGCTTGCCAGTTTGTCATCTGTTGCTTTGGCAATTGCATCAATAGCGGTTTCGTAATCTTTTTGCGCTTTTATAAGAGCGTCTTGAAGCACCTTTTGAGCGTCAGCCAATCTTTCATCAAGGGCTTTCTTAGCCTTCTCACGGGCTTCCTCAAGGGCTTTAACGGCATCTGCTAATCCTTTATCAAGATCTTTTTGAGCCTCTGCCATAGCGTCTGTAAGAGCCTTTTTAGCGGCTGCTAAAGCGTCATCAAGAGCCTTTTTAGCCTTAGCGTTTGCTTCTGTGTAAGCCTTTTCAGCCTCAGCCAAACCATCATCAAGATCTTTCTTTGCCGCAACTTTAGCCTCATTGAGAGTTTTAAGGGCTTCAGCCATGCCATCAGTTAAGTTCTTTTTAGCCGTAGCCAAAGACTCATTTAATGTTTCTGTAGCGTCTGCAACTGAAGCGTCATAAGCGGTCTTAGCCGTAGCCAATGCTTCCTTTAAAGCAGCCGCCGCATCTGCCAATTTTTCATCACGGGTAGCCTTTGCCTCTGCTACGGCTACTTCATAAACAGCATTGACCTCTGCCAAATTTGTTTGTAATTCTTTTTGCACATCTGAAAGCGCCAAAGCCAAATCAGCGGAAACAGCATAGTAAGCATCAGTTAATTCTTTAGTTGCTAAGCGGCCACCCTGGTTCATAGAAGCGGCAAGCGCATCTAAGCCAGTCGTAGAAACGGTATTTATTTGACCATAAAGGCTTTGCAATTCAGCGGTGGCGGCAGGAGAGGCAGATTTAAGCGCTTCAGCAATTTTATTGCCGGCTTCAGGGCCTTGCTTAACAACTTCCTCAATAAATACCTGGCTGTATCCCATACCAGCAAGAACGCCAGCATTGGCTTGTAAAGTTTTAGCAGCGGTAAGGCTTTTCTTTAAACCTTCTAATAATGTGCTTGCGCTAGCGCCTTCTTCGCCAAAAGCCGCACCCAAATCAAATCCAGTTTTAGATGAAAACGCATTACGCAAACGATCTATTGACTGTTGAACAATGCTTAATTGTTTTTCTGTAGCAGTCTTAGTTAAATCTGTTGATTTCTTTGCAGCGTTTTCGCGCAAATCAGCAAGTTTCTTTTCAAGATTAGCGTTTAAATCAAATACCTTTTTAGCATAATCTTTTTCAGTTTGTAATTTAGTATCTTTAAAACGCTTATCGGCAGTAACTTCAGCCTTTTGTTTGCGTTCTGTAGCATCAAGAATAGCCTTGTCGTAACGCTTTTGCGCTTGCGCTTTGACATCTTCAAACTTAGCGCGAAGATCTTCGTCTTTTTCATTGTAAGCCTTTTGCGCTTTATCAAGAGTTTCCAAATGTTTCTTTTGGAGTTCTTCTTTTCTTTCTTTATAATTTTCTTCTATTTCTTTTGTACGCTCGTTGTAAAGAGCATGCGCTTCCAAATCTGCTTCTCTATAACGCGTCTCTGCTTTTTCTTTAACATCATTAAAGCGGTAGCGTAAATCAGCCTCACGGTCATCATAATTCTTTTGTGCGTCCTCAAGCGTTTCTCTATAAGTCTTATGCGCTTCAAGCATGGTTTCGTCATAATTTTTTTGCGCTTCAATCATCTTGTCATTGCGTTCCTCAAGTTCTTTTTGAGCCTTTTCTTGAGAGTCAGCAATGGCATCATTCATGTCCTTATAAATTTTAAGAACATCTTTTTGATACTTTTCTAATTTACTTTTTTCTGCGTCTGTTAATTTACCTTTGTCTTTGACTTTATCAGTGACTTGATTGGCTTTATCTTTAGCCGCAGTATTTGCTTTTTCAACGGCAGGCTTTTGTTTGCCCAATTCATCAAGTTTGCCTTTAAGCCCATCAACCTTTTTAGCGGCATTGTCAAAGAACTTGCCAGTGTTATCAATAATTCCATTGATCTCTTTTAACGCATCTCCTGCGGACTTGTTACCAAGCATAGACAAGCCTTTAAGCAATAGACGCATTGGCCCAGTAATAAGTTTCATCATTCCTGTTACAAGTTCGCCAGTTATCTTAATGATAAATCCCATAGCGGTAACGCCCGCTTTGCCTACTTCAATTATCATCTTGCGGAATGTGTCGCTCTTATTCCAAAGCGTAACCATGCCAGCCGCAAGTAAAGCAACCGCAGTGATAAGCAAACCAATAGGGTTTGCTTTTGTTGCTATAGCCCACGCTTTAGTTGCAATTGTTGAAGCATTAACCGCTAATGTGTAAGCACCCCAGGCCACCGTACCAGCGGCAAGAACTCCAATAAATACAGTAACAGCCTCTTTATTAGCAGCCAAAAAATTACCAAATGATGCCAGGCTTGCAATAATAGGTTTTAAGACTGCTAATAAAGCATTGAAAACAGGAAGCAAGCCAGCGCCTAATGATGCTTTAGCATTTTCCATGTTGGCTTGTAATGTACGCATTGTATTTGCAGTGCCATCACCTGTACGAGCAAAATCGCCTTGAGCAAGAATAGTGTCTTTCATAATTAACGCATAAGAGGCTTGTGCTTTAGCCGCAGGCGTTAATGCTTCTTTGGTTGATTTAATCAAACCCATTGACATTGCTTCTTCTTTTAAACGAGCCTCAGAAAGAGCAACACCAAATTTCTTTAATGGTTCTGTTTCGCCTGATAAACCTGAACGCAAAGCAAGAATTGCATCATCAATAGATGTGTTGTTAAAAGAAGCCATGTCTGAAGCCAGTTGTACAAGGGTTGTGGACATTTTTGTTGCAGGTTCTTGCCCTAAACCAAATGCTTGAAAAAGGTTGCCGTATGTGCCAGCGGCTTCAACTGCGGATTGTTTAGACATACCCATAGCAGTTGATGAAGTGTTAGCCCATTTTTCTACCGCAGTAGCATTTTCTCCAAACACAACTTGCATTTTTCCTAGAGACTCATTCATGTTTGAAGCAGCCATGATTACATCTTTACCAAATTGAACAACTTGAGTGCCAGCAAAAGCCACACCCATTGTTGCGCCAACTTGTTTCATTTTGCTAACAAAATTAGTCATACCGGTTGAAGCAGTTTTTACAGAGTCATCTACGCCTTTAAGAGCGCTTTCTGCTTGAGCCAAACCAACTTTGAGGTCATTAACATCTGCCTGTAATTTAATCAACATTGGGGGGATTAGATCGGCCATGCGCTATCCCCTTAACTTTTCTTTAATTGCAGTTATAAAGATCCTGTTGATTGAGCCGTTACGCAATAGCATTAAAGCCGCAGGTTCTAAGTAAGGGTATTTTACCCCTGAACGCCAATTGCCACCGCCCTTTTCAACCTGGCGGGCGTAAATCATTGTTGGCCCAACTTCAGCAATATAATTTCCAAACCCAACACGGTAAGTAGTTTTGATAGATCTTTTGAGATTGCCTGTAACTGTATTTGGCCCTGATCCACCTTGATGTTTTGGTGGAGTAATTACAAGGTAAGGCCTGCCGTTTTTGCTTACGCGTTTTTCATAACTGCGTGTGCCTTGAAAGTTTAATTTTGCTTGTCTTTCAACGGCAAGGCCCGCCCGCATAATTCCTATTTGAGCGCCTTGTTCTATTTTTGCTTCAGCACCATTTACAGCGGCAAGCACATCTTTAAGATTTTTAACAATGATGCTTGCCACTATTGCGCCCCTTCTGCTTTTACTTCTTCTGTAATACGAGCAATTGCCAACAACCAATCAGCCGTTCCCGCCGGAAGATTATCTACCTGTTCAGGTGTCCAACCAAAGCGTTCTGCCATTGCGTAGTAATACCATTGCTCATCAGGATAAGTAAACGCTTCATGGCGCTCACCTCCTTTAAGCAACCATTTTAGGCGTTGGAGTTCTCGCCAGGCGCTTTTGGGTCTGCCTCTGTTTCAGGCGTTTCAGCCAAATTAGGGAACAAATACTTTTGAGCGTCTTGTGTGTGTTTTACCAAAGAGTCATAATCGGCCATTGTTAGTTCATCTAATGACTCAAGTTTGATTGAAGGTGGAATTAAATCAAATGACCATTCTTCAACAAGCATGGCAATAAGTGCATCACCTAATGCAAGTGCTTTTGTAAGATCTCCGCCTGTTGCGTTATCAGCGGTGCGCATAACATTTTTGCGATCTTTTACGCGCAATGTTGCAGGGTCTTTAAGTGTGACTGTTGCTCCTGATGGAAGTGTTACTTTCTTAGACATGTGTGCCTCCTGTTTGTTTGCCTTCCTGCAATCATACTAAAAAGGAGAGCAAGCGGTGTGGGAGAGCGGGAAGGCAATCGCCCTCAACCACACCGCCGCCCTGATCTATTTTATGCGTATGTTCCTGAAGCCTTAGCGTTCTTCAATACCCACTTAATAGGTGAGAAACCGCCTGAAGAACCAGCATCAGTTGTGTTTGATTGAGCGTTAATATCTACAGATACCTGTACAAAATCTTCACCGCGTTCAATCACACCAGTGGTGTAAGCGCCCTTAGTAAGAGTTGCCTGGATCTGAACTTCTGATGCACCTGAACCATAGTTCCAATTGAAAACAAGCGCAGGCTGTGTGTTGTTAAGGAAGTTAAGCAACTGTGAGTCATTGTCCATAACAAATGTAATCTTGCCTGTTACTTCCAAAGGCCCTAAAAATACCTGGTATGGATCTTGTGTGTTTGAGATGCCATAAATAGGTGTTGCAGGGCGCTTCATGTCAATGTTGCCAGTCATAGCAGTTGATACCGCAGATCCACCAATTGAAACCGTACCGCGCCACACTGGCGTAGGTAGAACTGTTGAGAATGTAGGTGTTGGATCTGAAACAACTTCAGACTGGAAACCAGTGCTTTTTGCATCATACTCAAGCATGCCGTCTGCATTGAACTTTAATGAGAAGTCAGAGAACTGGCAACCAGGATATGAGCGAACATCTACGGCGTAGAAGTCAGTCAATGTATAAGAGATTGGCTGAACATCTCCACCTGATGTAAGGCTGTTAAATAGTGAAATTGTGTGAGTGTATGGTGCAGAAGCGCCAACTGTTGCTACTGATCCTAAAACACCTGCAATTGCGTATCCCACGGTGTCTGCAAATACTGCTCCACCGAAATCTACGGTTGAGCGTGTGCGGCCTGGAATGTAGTTGTAATTCAATACATTTGAGCCACGCAAACCTGTGTCATAAAGTGGATCTACAATATCCACTGGTTTTAATGCGTCCTTCATTACTGGAATGAAGTCGGTTGGTGCTACTGCCGTACCGCGGGTTGCTTCTTTAGCAATACCTAAGTACGAGCGTACGGACTGTTGAACAGACATTATTTCACGCTCCTAGTTTCTTGTC